CTTGGATACTATTACAAATTGAATGGAGGTGATATTTACTCTAAATCTTATACAAAAATGAAGAATCCGTGTAATTTGCTTATTATTACGACTCCTAGAAAGCGTGATACACTCGAATGGGAGCGTGAATTAGCGAATTTTGCTATGTCTACGGACCCTAAAGTTAATGGATATTCCAATAAAATCGCTATTGATAGCTGGAATAACATTAAAAAGTACGAAGATTTAGAGGATTACTTCATTATATTTGACGAGCAGCACGTTTGCGGTAATGGAGCATGGGTAAAATCCTTCTTGAAAATGACAAAATTTAATAGATGGATCTTACTTAGTGCTACTCCTGGTGATACTTGGACTGATTATATTCCAGTATTTGTGGCAAATGGATTTTATCGCAATCGTACAGAGTTTTGTAGGCAGCATTGTGTGTATTCACGGTATACTAAGTATCCTAAAATTGAGAGATATGTGGAGACTGGTCGATTAATCCGACTTCGAAACAAAATCCTTGTCGATATGGACTATGACAGACCCACAACTCCTCACCATATTGACATTTACTGTGAGTATAACCCGGCGGAATACAAGGCTGTCTATCGTAATCGCTGGAACACCGTCAGAAATTGCCCTATAACGACCGCTGGTGAGCTTTGTTATGAGCTTAGGAGAGTAGTTAACTCGGCTCCAGAACGCGCTACAGAGGCTCTGAGGCTTGCTAGAGAGCATAAAAGGGTCATTATCTTCTATAATTTCGACTATGAGCTTGATATTTTGAGAAGTTTTGCATACGACGAGGAGTTCGAGGTTGCTGAATGGAATGGACATAAGCACCAAGATATCCCTGATTGTGACAAATGGATATATTTAGTGCAGTATAATGCTGGTTCTGATGCCTGGAATTGCATAAAAACTGACACAATTATATTCTATTCACAAAATTACTCCTATAAAATCATGACTCAGGCCAGTGGTCGAATTGACCGAATGAACACTCCTTACAAAGATTTGTACTATTTTCACCTTAAAAGTCGTTCTGGAATTGATTTGGCGATTGAAAAAGCCTTCAAATCTAAGAAAGATTTTAATGAAAGACGATTTTGTGACGCTAATTAACTTAAAAATGAATAGGAGAAAGACTTATGACTAATATTGAACTGTTTCTTGTTAATATTTATATGGCAAATTTGGCCACTAGTAAGATAACTCTGATGGCTGAACAACATAAAATGGGTCTTATTAACGACGAAAAATACATTAAATGCCTCCAAATCGCCGAAGAAACGCTTAAAGAATCCGCTGAAATAGCCAACGATTTTATCCAAAGAAAGGATAAAACTGATAAAACATTTGGAGAAACTCTCGATAGTTATGTAAATGACCTTGTTGAAAATTATAATAAGGTTTGTCCAGGGTATGGTGAGTGCTGATGAGTGAAATATTGCTTACTATAGCATTTATAGTGTTCTGTATTTGGTGGATAATTGATATAATTAGGAGGCTTAGGCGATGAAAAAGGTGCTTTGTATCCTCGCATTAGCTCTATTTGGCACTTTTGTGGCTGTTTTGAGCCTATGGGTTCTGGTTTTGGCTGTAAAATTGATTTGGATATTGGCAGTCGGAGGTCTTAAAGTGCTACTTTTTGGCTTTGTTGGGCTAGTTTTCTTGCTTATAGCTGGATTTTTCTACGTATTCGAATGGATATTTGACATGATTGGAGAGTTTTTCGGATGGAATTGAACACTTTTACGATGATTTGTTGCCTTGCCGGGGCCTGTTTGATTGGTCTTGGGGCTTCTGGGTTCTATTATTTGGCTAAAAATTTCCACAAATTCATGAATGGAGGCGAAGATTTATGACTTTGAAAGAGTTTTTAGACCTGGAATACGCGACAGAAGCTGATCTTGCTAAACTAAAGACCCCTCGCTATTCCGAAAATAAGAATAAACCTTATGATAAAACCATCGTTAAAGTCTACGATGAGTACGACGCTGATGAGTTTATGCAAGTGCAATTCAAGCTCAAAAGAAACGATCAAATCCTTTTAAACGAGCTAATTATGGCTTTAGAAACACCTCGCAATACCTTAATTCGGCAACTTATTCGTGAAAAACATGAAGAATTGAAGAAAAATGGGGTAATTAAATGAAAAATGCTGAGAAAATTGAGATTTTCCTGCTGATTATGTGCGCTTTTCTCTTGATTTTTGCGATTAGAACAGTCTAAGAGGAGTGATATTTGAGATGAAATGGGGTAAAATTATTGATCTTTTGCTAATTTTTGGCATGATTTTCCTGCTAATTTGCGCAGTTATTGGGTTTAGAGACATCGTTTTGTTCGCTAAATTGTGCTTAGCAGGAGGGTAATTTCATGCAAAATGGGGAGAAATGTAAGGACTTTAGGCTCGGAGTTAGGCTTCGAGAAAGTGATATTTTGAATGTTGACGCGCTTTGCCAGCAGAAAAATATGACTAGATCAGAATGTATTCGGCAAGTTATTGCTTTGTATGATGGGTCTAATATGACCACTCTTGAGAAAAATTGGGACGAAGAATACTATGAACATCCTGAAAAAGTTATCTGTTTTAGGGCAAATTCAGACACAATTGGAAGGATTAGTAAGCTTTCTTATCGCACAAATCGAACCAATTCTCAGGTGGTTAGAGACGCAATTCGGACAGTTTTAGGTGATTAATTTAGGTGAATTATGAAAGAATTTATAGCTCGTGTAAGTTACATGGGCTATAAATTTTTGTCAAAAATTGGCTAAAAATGTGCAAAAATTTATGGACACTTTTAAAAATAAAAGTGGGCAGAAAGTGGGCAGAAAGTGGGCAGAAAGTGGGCAAAACAGAAAAAATGACGAAAAATTGGTTAAAAATGGTAAAAATTGGCAAAAATTTGTCTAACAAAAGTGCCATTTTTGTCTAACAAAGTGCCAAATTTGTCTAACAAATGGCGATTTTTGTCTAACAAAAGGGCTTGTTTGACAAAAATTTTGGGCATTTTTGGGCTATTTTTGGGCAAAAATGGGTGTTTTTGGACACTTTTTGCCCACTTTGCCCACTTTTTGCCCACTTTTTAAAACGAAAGTGGGCAGAGATTTTTTAGGTAAAAATGCGAAAAAATGGCGTAGTTACGTCATTTTTTGGGTGTCGAGTTTTGCGAAAAGTGCCTTCTGCCCACTTTGCCCACTTTTTTTTTAACTATTTATTATATTTTAAAATAATATATGTTAATAAGGCGAAAAAAGTGGGAAAGTGGGCAGAGAGTATTTTTGGGTGATTTTTTCGCGGGTTTTACATGGTATATAACGAAGAGCTATTAAGCTGTTTTTATATTTGAAAGGAGATCGTTACTATGGCTGGTTTTTTTATGACGTATAATCGCATGTACAAAATCTTGCTTGGAAGCAATATAGATCTGCTGAACGAATACAAGGAAAAATTTGATAATTCTATTACTAATGAAGAGAGATGGGAGTTATGCAAAAAGATGGAGTTAGTGTCAGCAGTGATACAGGAAGTGACTAAGCAGTACGCGGAGAGTTATAAGAAAGGAGAGTTAGAGAAATTTGTAATGCACGATAAATAAGATAATTAAACAGCTCTTCAGAACCTGTGTTTTTACATAGGTTCTTTTCTTTTCGCGCATTTTACATAGTGTATAGTGAAGAGCTATTAAGCTGTTTATATTGAAAGGAGAAAACAATATGGATATTGAAGAACTTAAGCAAAGAAGGGCAAAGACTCTTGATCTGCTCAAGAGGAATTTGAGTTTGTATGATTTAGCTAAGCGCTGTATTGAATCTTCGGAGAAGTCCGGAGATGAGGACCAGATGCTGGATACGATCAACCAGCTCGATGAAACCGTTAAGCAGACCTTGGAGCTTATGAAGATGTATTGCGAGGAATCTGCTGTATTGATTTTGATTAGTAATTAACAGCTCTTCAGGAGATCATGTTTTACATGGTCTCTTTCTTTTCGCATAAATTACATAGAGTATGTTGAAAGATTATGAAAGGAGGAAGGCGAATGACAACTATCGCTGTAGCTGCATTCATAGCCGGAATGTTTTTATTCTTCGGCAAAGAGTGCGGAGAAGCAATAGAAAACAAATTCTTCAAAAAGTAATCTACGAGAAGTAGTTCGTGCTAATTGCATGGGCTATTTCTTTTCGCGATATTTACATAGTGTATAGTGAAGAGCTATTAAGCTATTGAAAGGAGATTTTATTATGGAATTGGATCGTAATGATGCTGAAACTATTGTGATGTCTAGTGCTTGTCACAATATGATGGCAAATACGTCTCAGATGTATTTTAGTTTCATGAAGTTGATGAGGGCTCATCCTGAAATTGAAAATGATGGTGAGCTGCTTATTGATATCATGGATAAGTACGGTGAGGTGTTGAAGTCTTATGATATTGTGAGGCAGTATATCTAATAATTAAATTAGTTATTATGAAGAAGGCGATAAAACTTATTGTTAGATTATAAGCTCTTTAAGAGGTTGTGTTTTTACATAGCCTCTCTTTTTTCACATATTTTATATTTTGTCAAACAAATGTCAAACAAAATACGCGAAAAAAACATGGGCTATAATAGAAGAGGTAATGTACCGCATTTTTAAACAAAAATTCGATACAAAGCCTCTTTTCTTTCGCATTTTTATTTAGGAGGTAAGAACGATGAAAGAAAATAAGTTCCAGGCAGATCTTATTAAAGATCTAAAGACCATGTTTCCAGGGTGTATAGTTTTGAAGAATGATGCAAATTATATTCAAGGATTTCCGGATTTACTTGTTCTCTATGGCAAGCATTGGGCTGCTCTAGAATGCAAACAATCTGCTAATGCTAGTCATCGTCCCAATCAAGACTATTATGTAGGTTCATGTAGAGACATGTCGTATGCAAATTTTATTTATCCGGAAAACAAAAAGGAGGTATTAGATGAACTTTCACAATCATTCAAATCTTGAAGGTCGTCATGCCTTCTTGAGTGCCAGTAAGTATCACTGGATTAATTATGACGAAGATAAGATTCGCTCTTACTATCGCAAATTTAAAGCAGTACAAAGAGGAACCGCTTTACATGCTTTTGCTAAGGAAGCGATCAAACTTGGAATCAAACTTCCTGATACTAACAAAACTCTGAATCTCTATGTGAATGATGCTATTGGTTACGGAATGACTCCCGAACAGGTTTTATATTATTCTGACAATTGTTTCGGTACTGCCGATTCTATTTGTTTTAATAATAGCATGTTAAGGATTCATGACCTTAAAACGGGCGAAAGTCCGACTAGTATGAATCAACTTGAGATTTATGCAGCACTATTCTGTCTTGAGTACAATGTCAGACCTCAGGATATTGAAATCGAACTAAGAATCTATCAAACTAACGATGTTCTTGTTCATAATCCTGATCCGGATGATATTGTTCAAATCGAGAAGAAGATTGTCTCGTTTGATAAAATTATAAACCAAATGAAAGAAGAGGAGTAGACATATGGAAACAGAATTACAGCACTCTGGCACGCCACATGAGGGTTCTATTCCTCATTCTGGAAGATATGAGTATGGCTCTGGTGACGATCCTTTTCAACATGAAGGAGGTTTTCGAGCACAAGTTGCGAAATTGCGTGCAGAAGGTCTCAGCGATACTGAAGTTGCAAAAGCTCTTGGAATGAATACAAAAGAGTTTCGAAATCAAGTGACTCTTGAGAAAGCAAAAGAGCAAGCGGCTAATCTTAGCAGAGCTCAGAAACTCAAAGATCATGGATATTCTAATACTAAAATCGCTGAACTCATGGGCACTAAAGAGTCTACTGTCCGCGGCTGGCTGAAGCAGGCAAATGAGGAAAAGCAGAATAAGATCGACTCTACTACAGATACACTCAAAAAGAGTCTCCAGAACCATAAGTATATTGATGTTGGTATTGGTGTTGAGCGTGAACTTGGAGTTGCTAGAACAAAACTTGATGCATCTCTTGCTAAAATGAAAGATGAAGGCTATGAAGTAGTAACTATCAATGTTCCTCAAGCCACAAATCCAAAACAGTATACGACTGTCAAAGTTCTCGCTCCAGAAGGTACCACCAAAAGGGAAGTATTCAATAACCTTCAAGATATTGGCACCA